TAAGCATTTCCTGTTGGATCAGTAAGTCCAGAATTGTTTGTTGCAATTGTTGTTTGGTTGTTTTGGTTTTGGTTGTTCTGGTTGTTCTGATCTTGATTTTGATTTGATGGAGCAACAATTGCATTATTTTTGTTTACATTTGCGTCTGTAACAGGAATACCAGCAACGATACTATCAAAAACCTTAGTATTTTGAGTATCTTTTCTGTCTTGCATTCCAGTGTTTAGTGAAACAGAGTTTTGCTTTTGAATAAGTGAATTTGTATTTACTTGCCCCATTCTTGCATTCATTGCTTTTTGAAGAGCCAAATTTCCTTCTGCTGAACCTGCTGGAGCAGTGATTCCATAATCTTTGTAAGCATTCTGAACATCTGCACTGTTTCCACCAGTCCATTTCTTTCCAGTTACTTTTTCGTATGTTTGATAAGGTAGTTCCATATAATTATATTTCTATACTAATAATAGGATTCAATAATTCTATACTATTACCTACTGTTGTGCCTTTAAAAACAATAGCTGTAGATGTTGGAAGATTTGTTGTATGATTTGCTTTTAATACTCCATTTACATACAACAAAACAGAAGTTACACCATTTTTAACAATAGTATATTTGTTCATATTAGTAGCAGTTACTCCTGTTATAGTTGTTGATGTTCTTGCTGAACCATCACAAGTAGTAAATTCAAAGCCGTCTGTAGCGTTATTTGTTATTGCTATTCTTTGAGTTGTTGTATCGTTAGAGCGAGCTAAATCAAATATACCCAACCCGCCAACCTGAGTAATACTTTGTTGATTAAGTATTGCAACAGTATCTAGTACAACATTCTTTGTATTTGCTGTTAGTGTATATAAAGTTGTTGAAGTTACTGAACCTCCAGCACTAATACTTACACCAATACCTCCTCTACCTGTACAAGAGGTAACACCCCACCCTAGAATACTTGTTGCGGGTACTATTACTTCTTTCGTAAAGTATGTTGAATTTGTAAAGTCTGTATTTGGATATGATGAACCAAGAGAACCTATTGCTGTAGAAAGAGCTGTGTCAATATATCCTTTAGATACAGCGTCTGTAGAAGCTGTTGGAGTTGCTGGTACTGTAATATTACTATCTGCTTTTCTACGAACAAGTTTAGAAGCAGTGTTTTCTGCTGTATCATTACTTGATACAACAGGATTCGCACCAGTTAAAGCACCACCTAAAGCATTATCAAGAGCATCTTGTTGGTTTTCTGTTAGTTGCTGATTAAAACGTGGTGAAAAATATAGTTCTGTAGCACTTTTTGCAATACCCACAGTTACTTCATTTGTTCCCGGAGTATTTGAAATAGCACCTGCTGTATTTGAAGCATATTGAACTTCTCCTGCTACAAGTCCTGATTGAGCATTGTCTGTACCTTGAAGCAAAATACCGTTTGTTATTGCGTTATTTAATGTTCCAGCACCCTTTGCAATACCAAGAAGCACATTATTAACTGTAGACGCTGTGTCTGCATCTGTTTTGTACCATTTATTATCAGTATTTAAGTATATAGAGTTACCATCTGCAATAGTTTCACCTGCTGTACCCGGTACTACAACGTCAATAGTTGTAAGTGTACCAAGAACAAGCGCTTGAACATATGAAAGACGAGTTAAATCATTTCCTGCTACTGGATCAGTGTCTGTTTGTGGAGCATATCCACTAAATATGTTTTGTTGTGTGAATGTGTTCGCGTTTGCTTTAAAAGCAAGAGAATCATAGAGTTGTGGATTGTTTCCGAACACTACAACAGCACCGGCGCCGTGATCAGTTGCATAACCACCTGCACCATATGGAGAAACTTCTTTTCTACCACGAAGAACGCCTGTAATTTCTACAGAATTATCAGAATTTACTGTTACATTTGAACCATTTATATTTATAATCTCTTCTTTTCCAAAAACGCCCGGATCTATAGTTCCATTTAAAGAATCACCAATATCAGAAGCGGACATTGGAGTTCCATCTAGTTTTAGAAGTTTTTTAAGTTTAAAAGTTGTTGCACTACCATCTATTGCATAACTTAAACTTGTTTTTTGTGATTGAATAATTTTTATCATAATATTTAATTGACACTACTTGCTTGTTATTGTTAATAATTATACCACCTATCTCATTAATGATGTGGGGATATTAGGTGAAAATCCGACATTTGCCCCGTGACATATCAATTCAAACTCCGCGTTTGGACTTGATGTGGAGTAAACTGTCTGATGTTCAAAGAAAGCCACCTTTTGCATTGTTGAGAAACAACGATATTTATTTAAACGACCGACACCTGTTGTATTACTACCTAGAGGATTGCTACCAAGTGGATTTTTACCTAGTGAAGCATCTGCTGAACTTGCAAACATAAGATTTGTATCTGTTCCAGATATTGTTTGTTCTGTAACACCTCCACTTCCTTGATATTCAAAATTCTCTGTTAGTAATATATCTGTAGAAGTAGACATATATAATTCTGTGTAGTATTCATCAAATTCTTTGTATTTTGTACGTTTTCCGTATGATCTATACGCAAACGCCATTGTATATTCGATATCTACACCATTATCAGAAAGACCATCATTTAGTTTATATGTTTCATTTTTAGAATTAGAATGACCGTATAATTCATTGTCAATAATACTAAATGAAGAAACTGGGATTGTTAAAGGAGTATTCCATAATTGCTTATCAAAATCGTATATATATACAAGGTTTTCTCTAGGAATAGCAAACCAAGCGTCATTTCTAAAGAAAACACCTGTTGCGCCTGTTAAATCAAATGAATCAAAGTCATTTTTAATTGGATCAGAAATTGGAAGAGATTGTGGAGTAAATACATTTTGTACTTGAGTAAGCCATGAAAGTGTTTGTTCATGTGTAAAATACATTGTTCCATTTTTAACTGGAATAATTGCTTTTTGAGATAATGCAGATTGTCCTTTACCTGTGCGCAACTTTTCAAATTTAATTGCTTCTTCACCAGTATCAGCACTTAACACAAATTCTACTTTGATAATATCGTCTGTACCTCCATGTATGTATGTTGTACCATCTTCTTGATTAAATCCTGTACAAATAGTGTCTAGAGTGATTTTAAAGCCATCTGTAGGCAATCTAAGAGGAGTTGTGAATCCATAATCAGTCCAGTCAGAAGTTTTAGATCCATAAACTACAGCAGATTTTGTACTTCCAAGCCATACGTGATTATCTTTTACCATTGTAATATCAAAAGTTGTTCCTGATGGTACAGAACCTAGAGAAGAATCGGCTACAACTGTTTGAAATATAGGAGTTCCAACTGGAATTGCTGGTAATCCTGTAAGTCCTGTAAGAGTTGTTGTTGTTTCTCCACCTGTATACACATATGATCCAACGCCCGGAATTGTGATAGAACGTCCAGAAAGTGAAGCAAAGAAGCCTTTTTGTGCAAAAGTTTCTGTACCTTCGAGAGTAATAGTTGTTGCAGTGTTTGAGGCTACGCGCGCAATAGCACCTCCCCACATTCTAACAGTAGAAGTACCGTCCACAAATATAAGAGTTCTTGTAACTTCTGTATCGTACCACCATTGAGAATAGCAAAAGTCTGAATATGTAAGGCCTGTAAGCAAGTCATACCACACAACACTATCATCACTTTCCACCATTCTAACTTGTAATTTTCCAGTGTTTGCAGTTGCACCAGCAAAAGAACGCAATATTATTGTTCCGTTTCTAGACACAAAATCAAATGAACTATCAATTCCATTGTTTACGGTACTTGCTTGTCCATCAAGAGTAAAGCCTTTTCTTCCAACAAGTTTATCGCTATCATTCACGATAACGTTTTTAGAACCAACAACCAATGCTTTTGGATTAGTATTGGTAATTTCTGGTTTATTTATATAACCGATAAAAGAATCGATTATATCAAAGTCTTCTATTCTACTTCCTTGTGGTTTTTGTGCCATATAAAATTAGTTGAAAAAACTTTGCGGGTAACCCTCGACTGGGCCATAAGGGCCGTCATCTAGATCCCCAGCATAGTTATAATAATCTGCGACCGCATCGAACCTTTCACTAGGATATTTATTTAGATATTGATCATACAAGCCTTCTTTGTCTTCATTTCCTTCAAGAAGAAGTTCCCAGTATGCAAAATCAAATATTCCCATAGCACCTTGTACTTCTTGCGTAATCATTCTACAAAGTTCTGCTTCAAATATTTTATATGAATCTGTAGATAGGTTTATTATATCGTTATCACTTGTTGGCGCTTCAAGCCAAGTTCCAGCAGTATTTCTGAATAATTTGTTTGAATAGTAGTCCATAACAAATAGACTTCCGATATTTGCTGTAACTGAATCTATTCTTAGGAAAGTTAAAGAAGTAACACTTGTAAATGAAAGATAAGCAAATACTGAACCATCTGAAAGGTAATTTCCGGAAAGATCTAGAGCTGTAGAAAGTGTACGTTCCATATATACAGTTTGATTTGTATTATATGTAACAGTAATTCTCCACCAGTTTATAGAACTCATATCCACTGTACCTGTAAGAGTTGCACTTGCTAGATTAAAACCTGTTAGATTCCAACCGTCTGTAAACGCGCTAAAATGACCTGTAGTAACAGTTTTAGAGTAATAGTTAGAACTATTCTCTCCTATCTGTAAAGTAACAGAAACAACGCTTCCTGCGTTACTCACAGCACATTTTGCACTACCTGTACCAGATATATAGTTCAATGTATCTATTTCTAGATCTGAACCATTTCCACCTACAGTTAGAGTTCCATTGTTTGTAAGTGAATCACATCTATCTACAACCGCTGGAGTTGTTAGATATCTAGAAAACTTCATAAATTGAACTGTATCACGCCACAATATTGCGAATTGATTATTTAAACGTCTATTTTTGAACTGTTTTGAGAAAGTTCTACTTAAAGACGGCATTGTGTCTTGATTGTTTTGTCTATTTTGTGGATATAAGTCTATTGGTGACTTAAAATCTGTTGGTATAGCATACTCATACACCTGATCATATACAGGGTTTGGAAGATTTGCTTTTCTTGCTGTTTCTTGTGGATCAATACGCGCTAGAACAAGTTCTCCAGCATCTCTACATATAGTATTGAAGTCACCAATTTTATTAAGCGTAGTGCCGTGAAGTTTACGCTGTATTACGCTTTTGATTTGTCCTATTGTTCTCATATTTTTAATGGTTTATTACATTCTTCTAAAGTTTCATAATACAATCGATTCTTTATATTATGATGAACGTTATCCGACTTATAACAGTATTTGCTGTATTCACTGCTCACATATCTATAATGTGTTGTGAAAGCAACCGTTACAGACATGAAGAACGCTAGTAAGACTAATAATATTGTTATACGGTGGATTTGTTTCATATAATTATTTGCTACCTTCTTTTTTTATTAAAACTCCTAATATTTCTTTGAATTTTTTTTCAATTGTTTTAATAAACATGGTTATAGCGTCTTGTTCGTCAATTGTTACATCTTTTTTTCTGATCTGAACAATATTTCCAAAAATACTATAGCCTTCTGCTACTATAAATATGGATAAAGTAACACTTCCCATATTAGATAAATTTAGTCCTATTCCTTTTCCGACAAGAATAACAACAAAAGGTACTATTATAAGTAACATTTTTGCTGATACTCCGATCCAGAACATTCTGCTTTTTATTCTATTTCCTACAGCGTATTCTCTAACTATTGCTGTAAATATATCCATTACAATCAATGCTGTAAGGATAGAAACTAATTCACTTGATATACCTGTATAAGTAAAAAGCGGTACAAGGAAGAAGTAAGAGATAAATTTTAATGCTTTAAAGTGTTCCATAAGCCTATATTTTAATTCCGTCTTTAATAATAATGTTTGCTATTCTATCTCCTGCATCTAAATCCACTGTAAAATAATTACTTGTTGTATATGTGTTGTCTGTTACAGGGTTTGTTCCTGTTCCACCTGATACTGAAACAAGTGTCCAACCATCATATCCTGCGGTCGGTGTAAATGCTCCACCTTTAATTAATACAGTAAATACTCCTGCTGTTGAACGAGTTACTTTTCCTCTATACCAAGTACCGTATGTTATATACGAAACAGCACTCTTAAGCAGAGTTGAAGCAGTAACACCATTTATTTTATCTAAATAAATATCCTCGAGACCTTCAAATATATATCTATAACCTCCATACTGTGTTGGGTAGTTTGCTTTATCTTGACCAATAAAACAAATATTACAAACAGTAGCATTTGTACTTTTATAAACATCAAACTCCCAAGTTCCATAAGCTGTACTACTTGGAATAGCTACCATTCCTGCTGTTACACATTCTAGGTATTTAGTACCATTTGTCATTGTTTCGAGTTGAGGTGCCTCTGTGATAGATAGATAATCTGATGTACCTACTAGATCGTTAAATCCTACTAGTTGGTTTGATACTGTGTCCATTACTACATATACAATACTTCTACCTACAGGAAGAACACTTGTATTTTTACCTCCTACATATACTTTTGCATTATTTGTTGTTGTGAGAATATTTACTTCGATTTTATATCTTTTCCCTGCTGTGAGGGTTAGGTTTGAAGTACAGTAGTTAAGACCAGATGTAGTTCCAGTGTAAATACCTCCTGAAATTGTTGCACCAGATAAATTCCAACCTACGTTTGTAGAGAAATTTGGTGCTCCTGCTGTAAGTTGTGTATTTGAAATTATATTCTCCCCAATTTTCCAAGTGCCTGAAACACGCTCCCATTCACGCATAGGTGCGTCTGTCTTTGTGATTCCGTCTGCTCCTGCGTCTGATAGATCATCTACTAGTGCTGGTAGAACGAATTGATTGTGGTATTGAGTTATTTCTGTAGTAGATAAAACACGATTATACATTCTTATATCTTGTATAGTGTTATTACCATAAGCAACAATAGTTCCACTATTCTGACTTGCTCCAATAGATACATATTTACCTGTGTTACCAGATATTAACCTTGTTGCACTTCCACTAATATTTGATACACCATTTATATACATAGTAAATGTATCACTTGCCCCATTTCCTGTTGAGACAATAACTACGTCATATTCTCCTCCTACTACAACAGCTATTGTTGAAGTCAAAGTAGCCTCCCCAATATATCCACATTGAGCCACTATATAATTAGATGAGTTTACATAAATTGACCAAATACGCTGGTTTCCAACAATATCCCCAAATGTTACTATTGGATTTGTTATTCCTATTGCATTTATTTTAAACCTAGCACTTACTGAAAATGTAGTTCTCGGCAGACTATCTGTTGAAGTATTACTTAATATATAAGCCGAAGTTCCATTAAAACGAATACCATTTTTATCTGATACAGCATTAAAAATAGTTGGCATATTATACCCACTTCCTGATATATCAACTAAAGTATTACCATTCTTTACCATATTGTAAGCGGCGAGGAGTCCTGTTACTTTTCTAACAGAGAAGTTTGTTGCTGACCAGTTTGCTGCTGATGTATTTGCTAGTACAAGCCTTGGATCTGTGCTTGTTAAAGTAACAGTTAGTCTTATAACATTATGTCCACTGACCGATTGAGTACTAACCGACACAGAAGCCCCACCATCATTTCCATTTTTAAAACTAACTACTGGTGCTGCTCCACTATTAAGAGTCAAGTCAAAGATTACATCGTAAATATCTCCTAGAGCAAAGCTCCCCAAGTCATCACTGTATGTTCTACTATTTACTCCAGTACATATTGCAGAAGTAATATCGGTACCACTTGCTACAAAGGTTGAATAAGGGAAATTAGTTGCCCAAGTTCCAGATAGAACATTAGCTTCGAGTGTATTATTTACTTGTGATGATAAATCTGTAGGTTTATTCTGTATGAATCCACGCTTTGGTTTATTGATAGGTTGTGCCGATAGAAATTCTACTTGCTCTGCATTTACTTCTGCCTGAGAAAGAACATGATCGTATACCTTTATACGAGAAATAATTGTCTGTGTATCATCAGTTGAACCTGCATATATAAACCCACTTCTAGTCGCTTGAAGTCCTGTAGTAACAGCAACGCCAGGTATTGGATCTTCTACTCCGTTTATATACATCTTTGAGTTGCTCATATCTGTTTGACCTGATCCTGGAATTGTAAATATAATACAATATGGTGTATCATCTTTTATTTGAACAGAAAAATATCTATAATTCGATGGCCCAAGATAAAATAGACCCCTACCACCATTTAAAAGTATTCCTGCGCCACTGGTTGTAGCAACTCCAACAAAACGACAGTTATTATCTTGTGGTTTACCTTTAAACCACACTACAAAAGAAAAAGCATTTTCTGGTAATAGTTGTGAATTATATGTTACATATTTACTAGAACCAGTATCTATTCCTAATCCTTTTTCTGTTTGAATAAATTTCCCATTAGTTGAAGTACCAACAGCCCCAAACCTGTCATTTAATGTTCCTTTGTTAAATTTTATGTCTCTATATAGTCCCATATATTTTATATTCCGTAGTTACGGCGTTCGTTAGAAAAGAGTTGACTAACCTCTTGTGCTGTAAGGATTCCATTGATAATACGAACTGCAGACATCTGTCCTCTAAATGCTTGGTCTGTATATGACGGTACATAAGCTCCAATAGATATGTTGAGTGTCCCTGCCACTGGTGTACCACTAGCCTGATTAGCTGTTCCTGATAATACTCCGTCAATATAAAAGTTTGCTACTCCAGTTGATGTTCTAGTTACAACTATTTGTTTCCACCTACCTACTGGAGATGTCATTATTCCTGACGATACTGTTGTAGAACCGTTACTTGTCATATACCAATATCTAGGGTCTGAATATGATGAATAAATATATAATTTACCATTATCAATAAGTCTAGGAGCTGGCATAGTTGAATATGGATTATAGAAATACCAAGCAACAATAGTCTTGTCTCCTACCAAACTGTCATAGTTTCCACAGTTCAGTATGGAACTTGTGCCATTAAAGTTCATTGCCCAAATATTTCCTGCACGAGTTGGTGTTACAGCTGTGTTAGTTAGGGTAGTGTTCCATTTATTCGCTATCACTCCGTTCTTTGCGTCTATGTTTAGGATTTCAGATACACCAGAAGCGTATTGTAGTTGCTCGTAACGTGCATTATTTGCCAAATTCGCTACCTCGTTTGCTGTGAGGGTGTAGTCGTACACTTCCAGAAGCTCTACTGTTCCAATAGAGTTTCCAGTACCTGAGTAGTCAGACATAAGACGGAAGAAAGCACTATCAAGAGTAATTCCTGTGACAATAATTTCTTTAGATGATGAAGTGAATGTTGTTGTTGCCACACCGTCTACATACACAGTTCCTTGTGTTGTTGCTATAGCTCCACCAGAATAGTAGAAAGTGTTTGTTCCTGTACCTACACGGTTATCAAAGATAAAACGTGTACCAGTAAGAGTAAATGTTCCAGCAATAAGTTTAATTCTTACACTAAATCCTGTACCCTTTTTAATTGGGTATAGGATTGTTGAAGCCGCACCAGAGAAATAAGCTGTACCATTTGTATATGTAGCGATAGTTGGTGTAGCTCCAAGCAACCTAGTGTTTTGCTCACTATTGAATGTATCTCTCAGAACTGGAGCTTTTTGAATTGATTGCAGTGATTCTCTCATAAATTATCCGTTATTTATAATTTCTTCTGGGAGTACTACAGGCTCTTCTACGATAGGAGCTGGAGGGTTTTTCTCTAGGTCTACTTCTTTGATTAGATCCATTATAAAGTCTCTCTGGTAGTGTTCGTTTTCTCCTAGTTCTCCGAAGATATAACCCTCTTCTATATAAATAGCTAGTTCTTCTGCTGTATAGAATGTATCCCACTCTGTATTTATAATTGCCTTAATTTCTGCAATTTTAGCCTCTGATACTGGCTCTGGTGCGTGTGTTTGTTCAATTGGTACTTGTTTCATATAGTTATATAGATTAAAGATTAATACATTCTACGAATTTTATAGATAACTGTGTTTGTAGCATCTCCTGTAACTGATTTAAGTCTAAAGTATGAGTAGTTGAACATTACACGTGATACAGCGAATGTTACTGTTCCAGAAGTTACAGTTATAGAAGCACCGATTGAAGTTGCTACACCTGCTTTGTCGTTGTTGAAACATTGTGTTACATCGATCCAGTCTGCGTTTGTTGTATCTTCATCGTTTGTTGCTTCGATTGTAAGAGTTGTTGTGTTGTCTGCGTCAATAATTTTACCTGTAAGAGAAAGAGCAGAATATCCGTCCATACTCATACCTGTTGATGATGGGTAGTAGTTAGTTGCCGCTGTCACATTTGTAGTATCAAGAAGTGAATCTGGAACGTATTTTGCTGAAATTGGTGATTGATCAATTGTTTTTGTAACGTCTACAGTTGGATCATATGCTTTGTTTTGAGCATTAATACCTACTTCATATGTATCGTTTGTTGTAAGTGAACTAATTGCTACACCTGCTAGGTAAATAGTGATAACACCTGCTGAATAACCGAATGAATATCCGTTTGCACCTGCTACATATGTAGTAGCAATTTTTGTACTTGTGTTATATCCCTTTACATACACGATTTGTGAACTGTTTGAGATAGTGAAAGGTAGTCCTGTAAGAGTAATTGTACTTGATGATGTGTATGTTGCTGTGAAGTCTGCTGGTGAGATGTATTGTGCAGAAACAGAAGATGCACCACCTGTAACTTTCAATGCTCCTGTAGAATCTACACTTGCACGATTGTCTGATGATCCGTCTTTGATTTCTACAGCACCGATTTGGATATCGCCTGCATCAATAGTTGTTGTTGATGTTGGACGCTTGTAAGCCACAGAAGTCATAGAGAAAGCTGTTGTTGCTTTTACTCCATATACTGTACCTGTACGATAATCTACACAGTAGTCACCGTTTGCAAAACCTAAAGTAACAGCAGTTAGAAGTTCTAGCGCTGTTCCATTAAATTTACCTTCATAATAATCAAAAGGGAATGGTCTTTCGTTTGTAAAAGCCAAACATGTGAATGATAATGAAGTGTTTCCGTCATTTGCTACTTTAGATCCGATAGTATCTAATACTGGGCCATAGGCTAGTTTACCTATTACCGCTGTACCCGCCGCTTGTCCAGCATCTGCTGTCTGAACACCTGCATTGTAATATTGTAATGTTACTGTTTCGCCTGTAACTGATGTAACTGAAAATGAATCATCTACTCTACTTACCGGCATTGCTCTTTGTGAAGAAACGTCTTCTTGTTCTCTTAATAGTCCTCCTGTCATATATTTATAAGTTATTTTAATAATATTTTAATTCTTTATTGGAAAGGCGAACCGAAGTTCACCCCCTCCTTCCCTAAAAAAACTAAGCTGGTATAACCATTGCACCTGCATCGATTGGCTCGTAACGTACTGTCCACTTTGTAGCACCAGTGTTTGTTGCTGATGTAGAAAGATCAATAGTACCTGCTGTAACAACCAATGGAGAAGCTTGAGCAACTGCACATGCACTTGCTGTTTGCACCATTGCGTTTGCAAGAGTACCAGTAATTGTAAAGATAGTACCAACTGCGGCCGCTGTAATGTCTTTAACTGCACACATATCAACGTCTGCTCCAACTGTTGGATTAGCAATCAATTTTGCGTTACAAGTTTGTGTTTGAACTACTGTTGTAACTTCACCGATAATATCAATGATTCTTACTTTACCTGTAACAGTGAAATAAGGTGTTGCTGTTGTTGCTGGAAGAGTTGCTGATGCACGAGTAGTCACATAGTGATCTCCTTGTTTACCACCAATTTGTTCTGCAACTACTTGATTTGTATTTATTGTCGCTAGTTGTGCTAGTGTTGGCGCTGTAGTAAATCCTTTTGAAACAAGAATTTTATCACCACGTCCTGCTACTGTTGCAGATATAGCATCTGCCCATGAATTAAATATTCTAGCTTGACCTTCTGGATCATATGTAAAAATTTGCGCCAGAGTTTGATAATTACTTTCTGATGTACTTGCAAGAAGAAATGTTTTACCATTTGTTTCTTTACCTAAAAATTGTCCGTAACCTGAATTTTTGTTATACATAATGTTTATTAAAGCATTCCACCACCTACCTACAGATTTTACTCTGATAAATGCTTGAATTATTTTGATAATCCTTTATGGCTAGATAGAGGTAACAATTGAATAAGCTAGTCGGAACTTATCTTTTGCCCCCTCTATCCAACCATAAAGGTTGGATTTTGCTTAGTATTAAGCAGTTGGGAATGAACCGATGATTCCACGTCCAGATACAACGATAAAGCCGTAACCTGCACGAGTACCATATGACCAAACGTCACGGTGTGGATCTTCCATATTGTTTCCAGATGCTGGTAATGCAACCATGTGAGATGCTTCCCATTCTCCGTAATATGCTTGAAGACCATTAGCCATTAGACCGAATGAACCCAAGAACCAGTAACGGCGCTTTGTACTATCATTCGCTCCTGTTGCTGTAGTAGCCAAGTAAGGCAATACAATGTGTCTATATTTGTTTTGGTAAACGTTTATAACACCAGAGTTATTTTGGTCTACATCAGCTGTAGATTGCAAAAATTGCTTCACTGAATTGATTGTTGAAGGATCATTACTTGTAACAATTGTGTTAAAAGTCATAACACGGCGTTCACCGAAGTTAGACATAATGTTTGTTGTTGCAAGCAATTCAGCCGCTTCAATACCTCCACGAGAGAAAACTGGATCACCTGATACACGGTTTGACCATGTTGTAGATGAGAATTTCAATGTGTGTACTGTTGAGAATAGTGCAAGACCATCACCAGCAGTTAGAGATACTGTTTCACCGTCCATATCTACATAAGAAGTTGCTGTACCGAATGTGAACATACGGTGTGTAGCATCTAGTTCAATACGTTGTGGACAGAAGTGTGTAAGATTTGTGATCAATGCACCTACTTCTGGATAACGGTTTTCATCACGCATTTCTTGTGTGATATCTATTTCAAGACCAATACGCTTTTTTGTCATAGTTACGTTGTAACCAATACCAACTGATGCTTTTGTTACAGCTTCACCTTGTCTTTTTATCTTAGCGAATGTTTCTGTATCAATTTCATCATAGCGTTTTGTGTTTCCTTGTCCCTTTCCAATTGGATCTTTAATGTACGCTTGGAGAGCAACAGGTTTTTCCATTTGCTGTGTCTTCACCCATTCTTTACGAATAAGATCTGTCATTCCAGAAAATGTTACTGTGTTTAAAAAACTACTTTGCATAAAATGTTTTTAAATTAAAATCTGATAATTGAACTATGACCCTGATTCGTCTACTCCAGCCATTGAGTTCACGATAATTACGACCTGTGATGATGCTGACATAATGTCTTGTACATACACTTGTTTTGTTGTTGTTGATGACAAATCTACTTTGTCACCTGTTGAGTTCAAATCGTAGTATGCACCAACTGCTGTTTGTGCAACTGTTCCTGCTGATACGTCCGCAATAAATTGATCTGTTGGTGAACAAACATCTACTGGTACGAATGTTGCAGAAGCGTAATCACTATCTGTAGTAGCAATTTCTTCTAAAATAACACCAACATGGTTTATAGAAGTAGCTGTCGCTGGGATCAAAAATCCGTTTGAATCTATGTTAGTAAGCGCTCCATTAAGGAATGCTGTACTTACTTTCTTCTTGAACCACATGATATTGTGTTTTCCGTTTTTACGTTTAATCATAAAAAAAATAAAAATTAATGTTGTTAATATCCCAAACAAAAAGAACAAGCATTTAGCTTGTTCCCAGTATTTTGCGTAAATACCACACGAGAGGTTATGGGGGCGTGTTGCTTCTTGAACTTAATCAATATTGCTAGCAAGATACACACCAAATCCGAATTAAATTGTGACGAAAGAATTAGTATTCCGACTAATAATTCGTTCCGTTGTATATATTATACTTATCCACACCCATACAAGTCAATTATTCCTGTGAATTACTCACATCTTTTTTGAGAAGTTCTCCCCATACTTCTTTTATCTTGTCTTTATTGTGTAATACAGTGTCAAGATTGTTCAAAGTTATTTGATCGTGATCGTATTCTTTCAATCCATA